TGTCAGTTGATTGCTGAGTAGTTATTCCAACCTTTGCAGTATTTAAATCTATCTCAGATTGTTTTGCTATTAAATCATCTGCAATTGATACAAGATTAGTACCAACTCTAGCAGCAGTATTTGCACCAGTTGTTGTTTCATCTCTTATAATTATTGCTTCGCTTTTTATGCTCATAATTTTTAATTAAATGTTGTGTCAAATGTTGAATCAAAAATATCATCTGGGATTGCTGGTATTGCAGTTGTTCTACCTATTCCTTGCCTCCAGATTTCTCTATCTTTGCTTTTTTTACAGTCACATTCCAAAACTGTATAGGTGTTTTTGCAATAACAATAAACCGATCTTCTGCTCAACTTAATAACTTTTTAAGTTCTTCTATTTTATTTTCGTCTGCTGATAATTCTGCTTTTGGTTTTGATTCTAATCGATCAGCGAAATATCCTTCTATAGAAAATCCTTTTACTTTACCAGTCTTTACATAATCATTCCATACATCTTCGTTCTCTACTTTTACAGAACCCATCCATGTGCCTACAGGAACATCTAAACCATACAAAGCAGTCTTGTCTTTTGCTTTATCTTCTACGATCCAACTTTCAACTAATGTCAATCCTTTCAATTCTGCATCATGCTCTAGTGTTGCTTCTGATTGGTTTCCATTTTGTAGGTATAATTGAGAAGCCTTTGCTACTGTCTTTTCTGAGAAGAAAATATAGTATTCATCATCACCTGACTTTCTGTAAATAGGTTTCTTTGGTATCAATAAAGCACCCATTAAAAGCCTTTTCTCTTTGCTTATTTCAGCAAGTTTTATCTCTTGTTTATTAAGTGCTATAAAATCTGACTCAATAGCTGGGTTTTCAACTACAGAAATAGCTTCTACACCGATTGCCTCATCATCATCTAAAATTAATTCTATAATTCTCATATCTATATAATGATTTATTTAATGTGTTTTGTATTTTTATGTTCCACTTTCTGTAATAATATTTCTATCTAATGCCTGAGCTGTTGATACATCTGAAGCCACAACATAAGCTCTTGATGGTTGCTTAGACTGCCCACCTATTGCATCTGCTAACTGATTTGTATCACTTGCCCCAACTACATTAAATGCTGGAGGAACAGATGCTCCAGTTGGTACTGATGGAGATGATGGTGGTGTAATGTTTGGGATTGATGCACCAGCTTTAGAACTTTTTACTGCTGACCTTATAGCAGAGAAAATACCAGCAGCTTGTGCTGCATAACCAATTAACATAGGAATATTTTGTGGAAATCCAATTTTAGCAGTTTGTGCTGAGCCTTCTGCCATAGCAACAGTTGACCTTGCTGCTGCTTGTGTTGAAAATGTAATTGTTTTCTTTATCTCTAATATTAATTCTTTAGCCATTAAAAGTTGTTTAGCAATTAATGCTGCTTTACCAACTGCTGATTCTGCATTAGCAATAGAAACAATATTACTTAAAGTGTTTTGTTTTATAGCTATTTTTTGTTGCTCTATCTCAGCTTCTTTATCTGCTTTTAATTGTTTAGTCTCTATATCCTCTGCATCAAAACCATCATTTATCTCCTTTAATCTAGTATTGAAGTCAGTTTGTAAAGCAAGTAAACGCTCTTTCTTTTCTGCATCATCTGTAACCTCTCTTTCTATTAGCTCTTTGTTTAAATCATACTCTTGTTGAAGCTCTAACCTTTCTTTTTCTCTTTCAGATTTACCAAACAAAGAAATCTCGTTCATTATCTCTTTCTGCTCTTTTAATAAAGAGTTTGTGTTGGTTTGTTGTTCACTTCTAAATCCAGTTATCTGTGCCTCAATTCCAGCCTGTTCATTTAACGCATCTTGATATGCTTTCTGTAGTTCAATACTATCTTTGTTTTTAGATAATTCAGCAGCAGCAGCATCAACAGCAATCTGTGCATTTTTTTTCATTGCTACTTCTTGCTCGTCTAATACCAAAGCAAGTTCTTCATTCGCTTTTATTCTTTCTTCTATGCTTTTACTGTCATCATCTCTTATCTGTCTTAATTGCTCTGCTTGTCTATCATACTGCTCAATCAATCCTTGGTTTAAAACAGATGCTAATTCAGCAGACTTCTTTAATTCTGTAATGGCTTTTGCAGACTCTAAAGCACTTTTTACATTTACCTCTCCTAATTCTTTTGCTACAATTTTTCCAGCATCTCCAACCTCAGTTACTGCCTCTCCAAAATTATCTACAATATCTTTACCAGCATTTAAAGCTGCCTTTCCTACATCTAAAAGATTTGTTCTTGTTTCTGTTATTGATAAATTTAATTGCTTTATTGTCTCCTCATCTTTACCTCCTAAAAAACTATTTTCCCAAGCTAACATCGCTTCTTGTACTGCTAACTTTATTCCGTAGAAAGTTAATTTAAGAGGAGTTAATCCAATTGTAACAACTCCAGAAATAACCTTACCTAGTGCATCAAATTGGTCTGTTGTCTGTGTAAGTGCATCATAAATATCTGTAACCGCTGTTGTAACTTGACTTACCATCTGACCAGCAAACTCAAAAGCTGTAGTAAATAGATCAACAACTTTTTGGTTTTGAGAAAACAAATCTTTTAAAGTATCTAAAGAAGAAATAATTAACCCTAGTCCAAGAGCCTTTAATCCTGTACCTAATCCTTTTACTCCTTTTGTAACTGTCTTAGTAACTTTTTGAATACCATTTAAAGACTCTGCTGTTTTTTTATTAGAGCTTACAACCTCCTTGTTTAAGTCTGATACACTCTTAGCAACATTATCAATTCCTTTTAAGGCTTTGTTTGTTTTTGCTTCTAGTTCAACAATTATTTTTTCCATTGCATTTCTTGCTTTTGTCTTGTAAATATTTCTTTAAAACTATCTGGAAATTTATTTTTTCCTTTTGCTATTTGTACTATCTCAGACTTGCAGTCTGTATCTCTTAACAATTCTAATATCTCTTTTATCATTATGATATGGTTGTTACTGTTAATGCTGTTGATGGGTTTGATACATTGTTATTAAAGTCAGTTGCACTTACTGTCATCACATACGTTTGACCACTTGTTAATCCTACTATAGTTGCACAATACACAAAGTTGATAGGAACTGCTGAAATCCTTTGAATTAATACTCCATCTTGGAAAACTTGATAACTCTTTACACCTACTCCAGAGTCTGTTGAAGCATTCCAACAAAGTATAAATGATGTCGCTGTTAAGTTCGAACTTGTTAAACTTGTTGGTACAGTTGGAGGTGTTTGATCTGGTGGAATTGTTGGAGCTGGAACAACAAAAATATCATTCAATAACTCTATATCAGACTTGCCAGTCTTGAAATTAGTTTTGATAGAATTTATCTTATACCTATTGCCAAAGATTGAAAACCTATCTGCTAACGTATAATTAAGTAAAATTCTTAATGGTAGATAAGCACTTACTTTTGTTAGCCTATTTCTTACATCAAATACATCAGAGATATAGTCGCTGTGGTATGCTTGAAACAAGGTATCAGTAAAGTCATTCTCTGCTGTATATTCATTGATCTCGTTGTTGAAATTTATATTATACTTACTCGTAGCAGATGACAAAGCAACGCTATTTGATGGTATGTTATAATTTACAATCTGTGAATGTGTTGTACTATCTTCAACAAAAGAAATATTATTACCATTGTTTCTAATTGGATAAAATAACAAAGGTTTACCGATGTATGGTTCTTGGTTGTCATCAACAAAATATCCGTATTGAACAGAGGTATCTGCATCTGTATTGTAGTCTCTCAACCTTTCATATTTCAATTGTGAGAAAGGTGTTTTAACTTTGTATATGTCTACTCCCGAATCTAATCCACCTACTTGATTATAGTGCATCTTTCCCCAAGTCTGAGCTGCAAGTTGTTCGTGTTGTTTTGCTAGTAGTGTTTTTGTGTCTCCATGTTCAAAGGTTATTTCTTTAAATGGTAAAGCCGAATCAACAGAGCTTTTATCTACATCTAAAAATTCACTAATGTCATAAGAGTTGCCCCCAGCATAATAACTATCTAAAGTTTTTACAACTATTTTATCTGTACTCTCATCCACATAAGCCGTAAGATTAAACATACGAAATAGACCAATCATAAGGTCTATGATTTTTAAATCTGGTATCTGCTGTGATATAATAAAACTAAAAGAATTGTTATGCGTAAAAGAAGCAGATGTAAATGGTGTAAATATTGTTGCAAGTCCAAAGCTAGTTGCTAATAGCCAAGTTACTTCTGTAAATGTTATATTATTAGCTGATTCAATTATCACATTATAACCACCAGCTACTAAATTATACTCAGTATCAGATATATCTAAATCTCCAGATACATCTACAGCTCTATGCACCTCTTGTCCATTTATCTGAATTGATACATTATATAAGTCTGTACTTGTTGTCCTTAGTTTTAATGTCAATCCTCCAAATTGAAAATTTGAATTTGGGGATGGATTTAAAGTAATTGATGTTATATTTAAAGTAGATACATTTATTATTCCAGTCTGTTGTGGGTTGTGTGTTACTGTCCAAGTATTAACCAAAGATTGTGCTAATATATTTCCAGTACCAGTTGATGTAACATCTCCCTTTTTTCTATGCAACCACATAAACAAATTGTAGTAAGGTTCATTTGTGCTTGTAAAAAAGTCATCACTAAAATTAATACCATAAGTTGATGATATTGCTTGTACAATTTTATCTACTCTTAAAGCATATTTTAAATCATTCCAATAAACTCCTGTTACATTGCTATTGTATGCAACATTTTCAGCAGTAGTTGAAGAAACATTGCTATCATAAATCAATCTTTTAGTATGTGTTATTAATGGAACAATAACATCGTTAGAAGATGGATTCGCTTGTAAAGAACTTTTTATACTTGAAGAATCATACACTAACTCTATAGTATTTAAACTACTTAAAGAACCTAACTTATCCTCTCCTAAAGTATCTTTTAAAGAGACTGTATTACCAAAGAATGTAATCCTATACAAGCTCGGTTTATTGTTCTTTAAATCAACTCCATTTAGTTTTACTTTACCACTTCTAAATTTTAAATGGTTCAACTCAATTGTAGCATCTACCTTAGATCGTGCATCAAATGTATTTGTGATCGTAGAATTATAAAAATGCTTAAAGACTTTATTATTTTTTGCAGTTGCTGGAACACTAAAAGTCCTCGTAAAATCTGTAAAAATTTTACTTATATCTTTTACGTTTTGAATTGACTGAGTAAGGACTACACTCTCATCATCAAACAACTCAATTCTTTCACTACCTATGTAAAGTTGAACGCTCTGCATTTATCGTATATCGTTTAGTACATTGTATGAGTTCTCAAAATTTATTGTGTACTCTATTAGCTTATCATTTACTTGAGTTTTGTAACTGATACTGCTTGTCTTTATATTGATTGGTAATACTTGGTTGTGTTCGTTGTTAAGCCATACAGTTTCAGATAACATCAACTGTTTAAACACATCATTATATGACTCAGGTACAAATCCACTACTTAAAGAAATAGTCTCAGAAGCTGTGATATTAAAATCTCTTTTTGTGTGATCAGATATACTATATGAGTTTGATGAGTTCAACGTATTTGAACTATAGCTCTGTCTCTTTGATGACATATTTTCTTTAGACCTCTGGAAGAAATACAAATCTTGTAATACTCCAAACTTGTTTGTAAATGTTACTTTATATGGTGTGTACTTACTCTCGCAATCCTCAGAGACAGATATTACATTTATTGAATTGTCATCTGTTACTCTTATACTGCTTACATCTACAGTCTTTTTAACAGATACATTATCAATAGAGAATGTAAGAGGTGTAGTTAAGTCTGTTGCTTCTGCTTCAAATTGTATTCTTTCAATATTCTCTCCAACTCCAGATACTCTATAAAATCCATTTCTTGTAATTGGAATAGGGAAAGGGTAACGCATAGAAGCACTACCAGTTCCACTAAAATTTGTCACAGTAAATTCAGAGGTAATATTTACCCCATCAGTTAAACCAGCAGAAGATTGAAATAATCTATCCTTTGCTAAATCAGAAGAATTTAAAAAACTTGCACCATTGTTTATTGTCCAGTCAGTAGTTTCTTTTGTCCATCCACTATCTGTTGTGAAATTTCCGTTTACACATAGTTCTGGAAATAACTCAACCGATTCTATTTGTCCGTTACTTTGTGTGCTTGTGGTATATGATACTGTTCTTTGTGTTGCTCCAGCAGAATCTAAAAATAATAATGTTGGATTGTTCTCTGTGTATATTGGTATTCTATAATCTCCAAGAGGAGTTACTTTTATATCTCTTTGTGACATCAACAAAGACTTATTATCAAAAGAATAGTTAGCACCCTCCTCAAAATAACCATAACTGTTAAAGGCTAAATCTGTACTTATTGTTTGTGATAGCTGTACACCATTTCCATCTACAGCAGTTAAAATAGTTCTTACCCATTTAGAAGAACCTTCTGCTGTTGTATCATAGTCTCCATCAAAAGAGACATCTAAATAATCTCTTATTAGCTCAGATACTTCAAATGATATTTTAGCAGTTGATCCTATTACTTGCTTACTTAAATTATATTGAGGCACACCAGTAAACCCTGTAGTCTTGTCTCCTGTATAAACTTCAATTGTTAAAGTTGCAACTCCTAGGTCTGCAATTGCTACAGAGATATAGTGAGGACTTCTAGTATTAATTATTGCCATTTGTAGTATATTTTATTAATTCTTCCACATCTAATTTGTATGCTTCTACTATATCTTTAGGTAAATTATCAAAGGCTTTTTTAAATGGTTTGGTAAAAAACATACTAGGCTTTATACCTTTATTAAAAATGCTTCTAGCTATCATAAATTGTAATGACCTCCTAGGTATAAATCTTCCTTCTTTATCTCTTGTTCCTTTTAAACCTTTTCTTACTATCCACTTATCCATCTTACTCGGAGGAGGCATTTTATCTTTGTAACTAAAAGGAGTATTATATTTTACTTTTTTTCCACTTACTCCTTTGTCTTGGAATACTCCATAGTCTTCCATCAAGAACTTCAATCCAAAACTGTTTGGACTTACATTTAAGTTAGACTTTAAACTATTGTATAACTCTTTAGAGCTGTTCTTTTTTCCTCTTGTAAGGTTTGCTCTTGATTGGCTTATGACATACTTAGCAAATCTGTTAAGCTCATCTTTTACATTGCTTAACATATTGTTATATCGTTATTTATAATCACATCAAATGTTAATGCCCATCCAGCCATCTCATTCTCAAACCTATCATAGAAAGGCTCAAAACTTGGAGAGCCATCTAACTGGTATAGGTCTTGAAATAATGTGCCTCCTCTTAATACTTGTACTAACTTATTTAATACTGCTAACTGAGTATTTAAAACATCTTGCTCATTGTTGTTTCCTCTAAATATATCTACTACTGCCTCTTTCGAAACATCAACAATATCCATAGCAAGAACAGATAAGCTGAAACGCAACACATTGTCTTCATTTGTTACATTATTAACTATTAAATGAGATAAAGGAAATATAGTTTGCTTCGATAAATCAACCCTTGTTATATCCCCAGTTGTAACTGTGTTTACATTTACATCTGCTAACAGTTGGTTTTTTATTGTTTCCGTTACTTGATAAAATCCTTTCATTTAAAACTTACTTTTTATTTGTTGTGCTTCTATCTCTGCTTTCTCTTTTGTGAATGATAAGAAAGTAAAGCATTCATGAAAATTTAGTTTAGTGATATCTTCAAACTTTGTAACATCTCCTCCAGCGAGGCTATAAATTGATGAGTACCATCCCCACTTCTTTCCGAAGTTAGCTGCTCTTGAATAGTCTCCATCTCTTGTTGATTGACTGAAGAGAGAATCGTATGACTCGATAATTCTAACCCTAACTTGTAGAAAAAAAAAAGGCTTCCTATAGCTACACCCAATGGCATATCTTTCATCTTGTCAGGGCCTTCAGCAGTATATTCTTGTATACTATATTTAGTACCTTTCTTTATTTTTATAGGTCTGTATAAGACATTCATTGCAATGTGCATCTTTTGCCAGTCTGAAGCATTACCATCCAAATCTACATACTCTCCTAATGACATCTCGTCTAGGTCTGGGATGAAACCATATTGTACACCATCTAAAGAAAATCTATTAATGTGTGTTGGCTTCTCATTTAGCATATCAACTAAGATATCTACGATAGCTTGTACACTAGACATCTTTAGTTTATAGCTTTCAGACACAGGAATACCACAGAAGATTTCAATAATTTTAGCATCTAATAAAGAGCCATCTGGAGTCTCTTCTGTAGCTTTTAAATATCTTTGATACTGCTCTAGTGTAATTTCGTTTAACGATGTAGGTACATTTATCTCTATTTGCATATAAAACCTTTTATATATAATGAAAAAAGAGACCTATTTTATAAAAAAACCTTTACAATTTTCATATGCTTTTGTAAGTAGTAAGTAATGATTAGGTTTTGTTGGCTTTGCAATCCTAATTTGTTTGCCTGTTCTATGATGTATGAAGCACTCAAGAACTGCTATCATGTGCTTGTTATCCATTTATCTTATGTAGTATGCACCCTTGTTAGGATTATCTAAATTATAAATAACATTATATCTGATTCCATCAATTGCATGATTGAAATCATCTAAATATAATTTTGAACCTTTATCTAAATAAACATAGTTGTTTAATTCCTTTGCAATATTATTAGAGTTAAGGTCTACAACTATTTCAAAGTCTTGCATTGTAGTAATCCCACTTTCAATAGTTCCTTTTTTTACTGCTTTTATATTTACTCCTTTAAATTTCAAGTCCGATATTAAGCGAGGTTCAGCAGAATCTGCAATAATTAGTTTTTTCCCTACTCTATTTAAAATGATTTCTGCTAGTTCAGTTGTTCCTAATCCATTTCTGTAAAGATGTTCTTTAACATATATCTTTCTTTTATTCTTATCTATAGCAACTTCAGTAAGTGTATCAGGATCAACAGAAAATCCAAAGTCCATTCCAGCAGATGTCTGTAAACCATCTGGATTGAATACACCAAAAGACCAATTAGTAAACACAACTCCTTCTGCTTTATCTAACCATCCTCCAAGAATTTTATGCTTGTATTTATTAGGATTTGTAAGCCTTATGTTTTCTATATTGTTTAAGAAAGATTCTGGAAGGTTTTCTTTATTGTCTAAGTATGTAGTATGAATGTAGCAAGTATCACCCATCACACCATTGAACCCTTCTTTTACTCCTTTGGTTTCAAAGAATCTTCTGTATATCCAATGTTCTTTTGTGGTAGGGTTTAAGATTAATACGATTCTATTTTGTTGTGTGTTGCTTCTTACAGATAGATCAATTGTATCAAACTCATTCTCGTCTACCATCTCTTCAGCTTCATCTAATACCCATGTTGATATACCTTGAAGAGATTTTAAGTTTGCTGTTTGATTTCCAGCAGATGTTTTTATACCTCTAAATATTATCTTACTTCCTGTTATTGTATTGGTTATTTCTTTTCTGTTTATATCGAAGTAATCAGATGACTGGAGAAGTTCAATCTTCTCATTAAATTCTGGTATGATAGACAACTCAGCAGATGTCATTGTATAACGAGTGTACAAGCAATTATACCCTTGTTTAAAAGTATTTGTTCCTTCTATTAATGTTGTACTAAAAGACTTTGATGAACCCCTTCCTCCAGTAATGATATAGTATCTTGCTTTACTCTCTCTTAAAGGTTCAAACTTTTCATTTATAATGATGTTACTCATTTGATTTCTTAAACTGAATGATCGGTATATTTATCATTTCTCCATCTGTTGTAACATCTAAAGACTCTTTAGGTTTACCAACATAATACTCTAAGAATAATTGAGCAGCTTTTACATCTTGTTTTTGTATAGCTTTATTTTTTACCATACGAATAACCTCAATAACATCTTCTTTTGTACAGGCTTCTTCTAATGCTTTTCTGTATTGATTCTTTCTTTTATCTATAGTGCCAGCCTTGGCTTTAGTTGAGTGACCAGTGTTTCCATTATTTCTTCTCTTATCCATTATCTAATAAAATCTAAATATTTGATTAATTATATAATAAGAAAAGAAGTCTTTTTTATTTTAAATCATCACTTTTTTTTAGTTTCTCAATATAGAGAGTAGCATCCATCAGCTCCTCTTGTAAATGTTGCAACCATTGTAAGGTGCTTAAATCATCTCTATCTAATGTTTTGTTGTACTTCTTTATACCTATATTAGAACGTTGCTTAAAAGAGCTAATAACAGCTTTTACTATTGTATCTTCTTGTTCTTGCATCTCTGCCATTTTATCTCTTGTATTCATTTGAGTATATCATTTAGTTGGAACAGCCATTGTCTTATCTTAGCTTTATTACAAGAGCATGGTATCTCAAATTTATGGTTGAAGTATTTCGCATGCAGTTCACACATTATTTTAAAATCTGCATTAGATATTTTATGAGTAATTCTTTCTTGTATTTCTTTCCAGAGTATTATATCTTCTACCATAATTCAATATCATTTAGTGATTCTTTTCTTTTATCACAATTACAGTCTGGATGTATCTTTTTCCATAGCCATTTTATTCCTGTGAACTTTGTGATCAGTTCTATTAAGTTTCCTAGTTTCATTTAATTATTTATTATCAGCTACAAACTTGCAGCCGAATAGTGTTATTATTTCTCTATGTTTTTTCACTCCGTTGTAGGAGAGTTTATTGTCTTTTGCATATTGGCTTATGCTTTTTAAGTTAGCGTATATCTCTAATCGTTGAAAGAGTTGCACTATATCAAGCTCATCTCTTTTCATTGCGTTATAGACGTATTTCTCTAATTTATCTAAATGCCTTTTGTTTACTGGGTTTCTCATTGGTTCAATTTTTTGAATGAAGCATAATAGTAGTTAGACACAATAAAAATTATTAGTCTATTAATTCTATATCATTTTCTATAATATCTGTAATTATTTCTTCATTAGTTCTATCACTTCCATCAATAACTGTCCATCCTTTCATAATAAAATTAACTATTTTTCTTTTTTCTTTACTAAGTCTTAAACCTTTCATAATTTTAAAAGTGCCTAACAACGTACAAAACTAATTGCTTGCTTTATGGCTTGTTTTAGAAGTGTTTTAATGCTTCTTGGTTAATGTTTATTTATTTACTTGTTGCTTTATGTCGCAACTATTCTTGTACAAATCAGTTAGCAAATATAAAAACTATTCGTACTCGTCTATTTCAGTTTTTATTTCCTCTATGCTTTTTGCGTGTTTCATATAAGCATCGCAATCATTTAAGTTAGTCGCTTCAAAGTAACCAAAGTCACCTTTTTCTATTTGCCAATTTTTGTAAATTTCCATAGTTTTAAAAGTTTATAACAAAGGCTATAATTAATAAAAGCCAATGTTGGTTAATAATTCAATAGTTCGTGTTTCAATTTTACTAATCATACACTTTTAGTTGTCGTTAATATTTCAGTAATTATGATAGTCAAAGTAGTTTGTCGTTAATTTATACGCACTAAATCATATACAATTCAGTTAAAGTCCTGTATTAATTCCGTTGTCAATCACTTCTACTATGTGTCTAAACGTGCTTCTTTCTTGTTCGCCAGTTACATCTGTTCCGTTGATAAATAATCTGTAATGGTCTTTCTTTTCTGTTGGTCTTAGTTCTATATTCATTTATTTTAATTTTTGTTTTAGCCTATCCTTTACTTTTCTAAACGTATTATAAAGTGAATGGTATGTGATGTTTGTCTTTCTTGATAGCTCTGTTATGCTGTACTCATCTTGCACCATGTTATACACTTTCCTGTCGTACCAATGCAATTTCTCAAGCTCTTCTTCTACAGCTTCGTTTGCTTCATTGAAATCAATATACTCTCCAGTCTCTAGATCATAAACTAAATCAATAGATGTTTTAGGGAGTTTATTTTTTTTCAATTGCATTTGTAAATAGTTTGTTTTTAATGTTCTATAGATATAATAATAGTTTACACCAGAGTCTCCATAAGAAATGTTCAGACCTTTGTTGAGCATTTGACCGATAATTAAGTACATCTCTCCTACAATATCTTCTGCTTCATATTGGGTTGCTCCCATTTTTAAAACAGTATTGATCCACTTCTCGTGTGACTCGTAAACTTTTTTTAACATTATGTGATTGCTTTGTATATTTTGGTATAGCTTTCTTTCTGTGCATCTATACAAGTATCATAAACTATATCTCCAGACTTGATGAGTTTATTTTCTTTATAGACATTACAAGTAACGCCATAACGTGAACGCGTAAGGTGTACATGATATCCTTTCTCTTCGCAGTAGTTTGTCATAGTAACAAAGTCTGGAAGTCCAATACTACTCTCTTTCAATTCG